ATGGATTTGAAGATGCAACTGAATGGGTTGATATAAAAAGACAAGAATATGGATATGCTTATTTGGTTGCCTATACTATGGGCAAAACCAATTATGTATTAGAGGATGATTTAAACTATATAAATTGAGTGGGTTTAAAAGATGTTTAATAGCCAAAAAGAATATTTAGAAGATGGCTATATAAAATTGTCTCGGAAAATATTTAATAGTAAGACTTTTTCGTCTTTAAATGCTATACAAAAATTGATTACTATCTATCTTATAATGATGGCAAATTATAAAGATGTTGAATGGTGGGATAATTACAAAAAGGAATTTATTACCATTAAAAGGGGTAGTTTCGTAACTTCGGTAAATAAAATTAGGAAGAGTTTAAAAAGTAGATCGGTTACGACAATGAAAGTCAGAAGTTTGCTGACCACTTTGCAGTCAATGCAATTTCTAACAATTAAAACAACAAGCCATTATACTCTTATAACCATTGAAAAATATAATCTTTATCAGGGTGGGGATAGTTACATTAACAAACCATCTAACAAAGCCTTAACAAAGCCTCAACAAAGCCTTAACAAAGCCTTAACAATAACTAATAAGGATAATAAGGATAAGAAGGATAAGAAGGGAAAGAATGTAATAGAAGAAAAGGGTATTTTTTTTAAAACTTGGAATGATTTTAAGATTATGAGGAAGAAGATAAAAAAACCTATGACAGAAAAAGCAGAGGAGTTATTATTAAATAAATTAAATAAATTAGATAATGATGAGGATACACAAATTGCTATACTTAACCAAAGTATTATGAACTGCTGGCAGAGTGTTTATCCGCTAAAAGTCGATAATTCCATAAAATCAATTAAACAAATGGCTGAGGAAGACCCTTTCGATTGGGGTAAGGCTATTGGAGAAGGAGAAAATGATGAAAAAAGAAACGATTAGAGATTGTTTTAATTTGCTCGAAGCGGATTATGGCAAGCAAACCAATCAGAAAAGAGAACTATGGGGGAAGATGTTTAAAAAATGTTCTGATGAACAATTAATAAAGGCGGTAGGCGAGTATCTTAATAAAGGAAAGTTTTTCCCTCGCATATCAGACATTAAAGAGATAATTGAAGGGACTTTGGAAGATGAATCCGAACTTGCTTGGGGATATTTGATGGAGATAATAGAAGATAAAGGATATTATCAATCAGTATCATTCCCTAAATATCCGGTATTAGGGGCAGTAATAGAACAGATGGCTAGGGGGTGGTGTGAATTTATTGAACTATTTGATGATGACAAAGAAAAATGGATTAAGAAGGATTTCTTGCGGATATATCCTATTATGAAAAGGCGAGGTGTTTTCCCTAGTAGATTAATAGGCAGGTTTGAATTAGATAATTTAAACAAAGGATATACAAAAGAAACAATACTCAGACACGGTTTAACATTAGATGGGAAGAAAGTAGATAGAAAATTAATTGAAACCAAAACCAGATAAGTATGATAAATATTTAAGAAAGGAGTAGTTATGGAAAAATTTCCGAGTTTAATGAATGAAATAGGGAGGCAGATGGCGAAAATTAAACATAAGCAACTTGAAGAATTTGCGGCTGCATTTATGGTGAAAGTGGGATTAAATCCAGAAGATATTGTGATGTTCCAGGGAATGGTTTTTTCTAAAAAGATTAATAATTCAGTTCAAAAAACATGGTTTGCAAAAAAGAATAATGAAGAAGTTAGGATCATAGAAAGGTTAAGGGAAGAAATTAAAGCACTTGAGAATAGATTAAAGAATTATGAAACTATAGGCAATGTCTTGAAGGAGGAATAAATGGACATAACATTATCGAACTCACAAAGCAAACATTCTCATATGGCTAATATGCTACTCAGGCAATTAAAGACAAAAGAAATAACTTTAGATGAGTTCTTAATGCAATGTGCTTATTGGGGAGTAAGGACTATAGATGACCTGTATTTTAAGTCTATGCCTTCAAGACCTATGGCAGTAGTGGAATATGAGGGGTTGTCTTATTCAAAGCGAAACAAACTGAATAAAGAATATTATGAAGATTATCCGGAAGTCTCGAGGTACTACGAAGATAAAAACAGGATAGCAAGAATAAACAAAAGTAATTTATGGAGATTAAAAACCTATAAAAAGCTCATTCCTGAAAGCGATACAAAAGCTCACGAAAAATTAGATAAAGCGATAAATGATTTTAAAATAAAAATGGAGGATTATTAAAATGGATACGAAAAAAGCAGTTAAGATTTTAAAGATTCATAATGAGACTATTGGACACACGATATCGAATAAACTAATGCAAGAAATTATCGAAAGTTTAGAAAAGAGTGAGAAGTTTGAGCAGATAGTAGATTATTTAGAAAAATATTGTGGATATTATTATTATGGTTCATCAGATAATCTAAGCTATCTAATACCAAGACTTAAGCAAAAATATTTCCCAAAGCCAGCCAAGAAAATTACTAAGATTGACCTTGACAAATTACATAAGGAGTTAACAAATTTCCACGAAGAATTAATAAAGAAATATTTTCCAATAAACGATAATAAAACTCATAAGTTTTATAAAATGGAGGAATCAAATGAAATTAAAATGGGGTAAAAAAGAAGATAAAGAAATGGGTTGGTGGATATGTTGGTTTATGTTTGGGATAATGATTATTATGTTTATATTGAAGATGAGGTAAAATGAAAAATATTAAAAAAGAGTGTTCATATTTAGCTAAAAAACATAGTGATTTGTTTGTTTTGAAAGGCAGATTACTTGACTTAGAAGAAGATATTATTGGGGATTGTACTCTACTATTAAAAAGAATAGAGAAGGTTAGGGATGTTTTAGATAAAATCATAAATAAAATCTTAAAGAAAGAGGAAGAAAGCGAAAGGATATAATGGTTAAAATAGTAGCATTCAGGGCAAATATAAAAGATTGGATTTCGAAGAAGAAAAAGACTGACAGAAAGAAATTAAAAAAACAACTTGATGATCTATGGGCTGAACTCGTAAAAAGAAGAGCAGGTTATCGGTGCGAGAGAAGTGGTAAGACAAAATATCTAAATTCACATCATGTTTTTTCCCGGAGTAATCTGTCTGTCCGGTGGGATCCAGATAATGGAGTCTGTCTCAATGCAGGATGGCACACCTTACAAACAAACTCAGCCCACAAAAACCCCATAGAATTTATTACTTGGATAAAGGATAGGCGAGGGATCAAGTGGTATGAAAAAATGCGAATAAAGGCTAATCTGGTGCGAAAATGGAGTATTGTAGAATTAAGAGAGAAGGTTGAAGAGTTTAGGAAGGAGTTAAAAGATGAATGAACTTGTAAATACAGAATGGTATAATCAATTAGTAGAAGATTGTAACAGCATAATAACAGAAGCGGTATATATATCCCGCTGGGCTTTAGTGGAAGGCTATCATAACTTAGGCACACGAATATTAGAAGAACAAAATTTTGAAAGGTCAAAGATTTATGGCGAAAAGATAGTGCAGGGTCTTGCGTTTTCTTTGAATATGTCAAGCCGAATAATATGGTATGCAATACAATTTGCTAAAAAGTACCCCACTTTAAGCGAAATTCCCGAAGGAAAAAACATAACCTGGAACAAGATAATAAATATGTACCTGACTACAAAAAAAGAAACAGATCCGACTGATATAGACTATACCGTAAGATGTCCCCAATGTGGTTTAGAATACGAATGTCCTAAGTGTGGGAGAAAGTATAGGTTATGAAAGATAAGGCATACTTCCAGAAGTATTATCAAGATCATAAAGAAGAATATAAAAAGAAAAATAAAAAATGGTGCAAGGATCACCCTAAAAAAAGAAAGGCAACGAAAGATAGATACAAAGAAAGAGTTAAAGCAGGGCAAATAGTAAGAGTTTTAGGTAAACGACTAAAAAAGCCACATCTCAAACCATTCAAAAAAAGAATAAGCCCGGAACTACTGGCCAAGATAGAAGAGAACACCAGGATAAACAACGAGAGGATAAAATTCTATAATACAGCAGAAACAAGAGATACTTATTTAATGCAGAGTCTTCTAAAAATGAGGGAAATAAAAATATGAGGGAGGGTTAACACCCTCCCCCTCATCGCTAACTAGTTTGATTCTTCAATTTCTTTTGTTTCATCAATAACCCAATCATCAGGTGCTTCAATTAAATCAAAACTATCATATTCGTCATTATCAGCTTTTTTTCTTGCTTCTTCTTCTGTATCAGCCTCAACTACACATTTAGCATATTGAGTTCCAGACCAATAAATCTCCCATCTTTTCATAGTTTCCACCTCCTTTATTTCTCATCATCAACAAGCTCAATCCTTTTCCAGCCTCTCCGGTTAATTCCCCACTTAACAGCTATTTGTCTGATACGTTCATAGCTTACACCGTAAATTTTACCTACCTCCCGGAGGCCTTTAGTTTTCATTAACTCTCTTAATTCACTTTTTTTTATTGTTTTCATTTTGCCTCCTATAATTTAGTCCTTATTTTTACTTCATATAATAATTTATTAGCCAAATCATTTACGAAAAGAGAAGCAGGAATATGCACATCATCAACTAATACAGTTTCATGTCCTTGTAACAATTCCCTAATTTCTTTGGAAAAGATTTTCTTTAACTGCTCTTCTTTAGTCAATCCTGATTCAAACATTTTAGCTTTTTCTTCTTCAAAGTTTTTATCTCCGGACTTCATAACTTTAACTTTCATGGTTTCACCTCCTTTATGGTTAATAATGATATTCAGACGCTCCAGGATTGCGTATAAGCGACGAATTTAAAGTCGCCCTTATGATTGTATAGGTGTTTTACTTTACATATTGTTGACTAACGAAAACACTACGTTCATTTTTCCAGCGTATTTCAGTACCCTCTTTTAAAGACTCTAACCACAAAGCTATTTAATCTTCGTCTTTTTGTAAGTAGATGATCTCTTCTACCATATTGCCAATAGTTCTTAATATTGCTTCTTTTTGTTTAGATGCTGGTAGTCCTTCTAATTGCCAATTTATATGTGTTATTTCTGTTAACATGTTGTTTGTAAGTATAGTTTTAATGCTGTTTCCTTGAGTGGCTGGTACGATCTTAATCATTTTGAAACCTCCTTTATTTTAATAGCACTAAAATAACCTTAATAAACTCCACTCCGGAGAATGGAGTCTGTAAAGCTATTTGGTGTCAAAATTAGTATCATAACCATTTTTGCAATAATCTTCCCAACTTGAAAAATAATGTCCTAAGTTATATTTTAGTTTTCTGCCAGTCTCTACATTGATACAAGGATAATCTCTCCAATCAATATTCTTTTCTTTATTTTGTTTTACATGATCTACGCTGATTTTCATCCTTAAAACCTCCTAAACCCTTTATTTTTAGACCTATCTTACATTAACACAAATAAACCTAATTGTCAAGCGATATATTGAAAATAAATAAAAATAGTTGAATAATTGACATTTAATAAGAAGTATATTAAAATCATACTATGGTAAATAAAATAGATATTCCTGAATTGATATACCCGGTAGTAATACTTGAGATTGAGCCAAAAATGATAAATATAGATGGATCAGATACGATACTGGATAAAAAAGAGGAAAAATATCAATGGGAAAATTAAAGAGAACCATCAAAGAGCAAGAATTTCTAAAAGCATACATCGAGCTAAAAGGTAATGCTACTAAGGCTTATCTTAAAGTATTTCCTCACGTTAAAAAAGAATCGGCTCGAAGATTAGGGAGTCTTTTATTGACAAAGATAGATATTTCAATGACTGAGTTATTAAATAGAATGGGTATGAGCGACCATATTCTTAGCCAAAAACTCAACGAAGGTCTTACTGCTACAAGAACCACCGGAACAGGTAAAAACAAGAAAAAGATCCCCCATTATTACATAAGAGCCAAGTATTTAGATATGATCTTCCGGTTAAAAGCCAGATATCCGATTGATGAGACCAGATTAAAGTTACCAGGGATGGGAGATGGTACTGTATCGGTGACCCTAAAAGAGATTATATACGGAAAAGACGGCAAAAAGAAGTTAAAAGAGAAAATAGAAATCGCTAAGAGTGTTGATAAGCCACCGTTTTAGCGATTCATAGTCCTATAATAATGATTATGTAAAATAACTAATTGAGCTGGCATAGCTCACATTGGGAGAGCAACTGCCTTGTAAGCAGTGGGTTGTCCGTTCGATTCGGACTGTCAGCTCCAGTTTGAGCTTGTCAAGGGTTGGCAGATTGCCAAAATTGAAAGCCTTATAAACAAAGGACTAAATGCCTGGACTCCATAGGGCTGGTACAAGATTGAAAATTGAAAATTTGAAATTAGGAATAAGCATACTATATCGAAGGGCGAGGGGCATGTGAGGAGAAAAAGAATAAAATATAATGCTAATCCCAACGTACACTATAATTTTTTCTAAAATTTATCGAGTTTTAATCGAGTTTTATTGAGTTCAATCAATTTAAAAGGGGGTACACAATATGGGTTATGATTATGAAGATGCTTGGAACGAATTATTTGAAATATTTAAGGAACTTCCACCCAATACAGAGAGTGAAATGCCATTTAATAATAATTCAAGGAAATGGATTAGAGACAAAATGTCAGATATCAAAAAAAATATTACAGTATGAAAATACCAATGATATTCTGTAATAGAGAGACTGTAGAACTTTTACTTGCTTTTCAGAGAGCATTAAGACATTTACGTTTAGGCTTTAAAGATTTATTTATATGTATTGTTTTCGCTATACCGTGTATTTTTTTGACTATTCTGGATTTATTGTTTAAGAAAAAAGTCTAAAATTGAAACCGTTGAAAAATAAGGGCAAATTACCACTCGTCCATGGAGTGGGTAAAATATAAAGGAGAGAGATATCATGGAAATTGGTTGGGGAACTATACCTTTGGTTTTAGGAATTATTATTGTGGCTATTATTGTGGGAGCTTATTATCTTGGAAGAAAAGGATAATGAAAGATATAAAATCCGGCGGAAGTCGAAAGATAGGCAGAGACAAAAATAAGTGCGCTAAGTATCGACTTGACCAACGAAGAATAAAAAACAAAATCCGCCGATTGAAGAAGCAGTTTAAAAAATTTGGCGAACCTGATATTGCGAGCAGGATAAGGAAATTAGAGGATATTATTATATAGGGGGATATCATGAACAAAATTAAAGCAAAAACAATAAGTGAATTTGCCAATAAACTACTATATCCACTTTCAGAATGGCAAAAAGACTTATTGAATCTGAAAAAATCAGGCGGCAAGATTGTATTTTATCACGGGAGAAGGAGGACTAACTTTTTAAATTATTATTTATTGGAACAATCATTGGAGAAGTTAGAGAAAAGTGAAACATAAGTTATAAGGAGATAAAAGGGGAATAAAATTTAGAACGGGGGAAAAATGAAGGAACTTGACGTCAATATCCCTTATCATTTTAAAGAATATGATTGGCAGAAAAGAAGCTGATATTATCGTGAAATTGTGATAAAATAGTACTAAAAGGAGAAAAAATGAATCCATCACAAATACGATATTATCAAAAAAATAAAGAAAAAATATTAGAACAAAAAAGGCAAGATTATAAAAAAAATAGAGATAAGAAAATTGCATACCAAAGGCAATATCGTTTAGATAATGTAGAAAAAATGAAAGCATATCGTTTAAAAAATAGAGAAAAAAAGATAAAACAACACAAAAAGTGGTATGAAAATAATCCTAATTACTATAAAGAGCGATATTTGGAAAAACGCCGATATATTAAAAATTATAAAATATCTAAAGGTTGTGCTATTTGTGGGTATAATAAATGTGCAAGTGCCTTAGATTTTCACCATAATAATAATAGCGATAAAAAATTTAGCATTTCCCAATTTAATGATTGTGGTATAAAAAAGATCAAAAATGAAATGGACAAATGTATAGTTCTATGTAGAAATTGTCATGCGGAATTACACGAAAGGGAAAGAGAAAATGGATCTTGATATTGAACTTCCTTATCATTTCAGAGAGTATAAATGGGAAATTCCGATAGTTCGGGCGTTCTTTGACAATAAAGAAGTTTGGATGAACATACACCGTAGAGGAGGGAAGGATCTCCTCTCATTCTGTAGATTTCTTCTTCCTTCTGCCTTCAAGAGGCCTGGAACCTACCAATATATCTGGCCTACGCTTAAACAGGGCAGAGATGCCATCTGGGAGGGCAAGGATGAGGAAGGAAGAGACTTTATGAATTATTACATTCCTCAGGAGATGATAGCACGCAAAGACAATCAGGACATGAAATTAATCGTCTATGCCATAGGGGGGACTTCTCAGATACAGATATTCGGAACCAATAAACTACAATACAAGGATTTGAGAGGAAAACCGAGCAATGGATCGGTGTATTCGGAGTTTTCGAGGCAGGACCCGAGGGGAAGGGATGTTGTAACTCCCATGATAAGAAAGACCAATGGATGGGAGGTAATTAACTCCACTCCCAATGGAAACAATCATTTCAAGTCCGGGTATTATACGGCGAAAAATAATCCTAAATATTGTTACTATATCACCGCCACGGTGGAAGATACATTCGACCATCAGGGCAATAGACTGGTAACTGAAGAGGCTATTCAGAGGGAAAGGGACAACAACCGGACTGAAGATTATATCAATCAGGAGTATTTCTGTTCATTCAATCAGGGTATAGAGGGCACCTATCTAGGGAGGCAACTTCAAACCGTTGCAAATGATGGAAGAATATTAAGTCTTGCTTATGACGAGACCGTACCGGTGAACACCGCCTGGGATCTCGGAGTTGGCAACTTTATGAGTATCATCTTCTACCAGACGATCGGTAACTGGGTACATATCCTGGATTACCTTGAGGCTGTAGGTTATTCATTCGTTTACTATGCACAGAAGTTGAGAGAAAGAAATGAAGAGAAAGGCTTCTTTTACGGTACGCACTATGCACCTTTCGACATAAAAGACCGGGAGATGGGGAGCCTCGACCATAAGGAAACGAGAGCATTATCACGTCAGGAGAAGGCTGAGAAGATAGGAATAGTCTTTGATGATGTGGAAAGAACAAGTTTCAGTAACAGCGTTGACAACGCCCAGGCTATTATGCGGAGGTGTAAATTTAACTCCGACAGCAAGGGAGTTAACCTGTTGATATCGCATCTTGAGCAATGGGGCAGAAAGTGGAATGACCTCAATCAGGAGTACGGAGATTTTGAAGATCCGACCGTACATACTCATGCGGGAGCAGCCTTCAGGTACATGAGTACGGTAGTGACAGAGGAAACACATTTAGCGAATTATGACGAGATACCTGAAGATTATAAAGATAAATGTCAGGAGTTTATAGGTTTATGAAACGAGTCTGTAGTTTAGTGGTAGAACGTCTGGCTCCAGACCAGGAGGCGTGGGTTCGACTCCTACCAGATTCGCCAATAAAGGGGGAAATATGGATAAAAGATTAATTGTATTTAATCATAGCAAAAAAAACAAAACTGTTTATATATGCTTTGCAGATTTTAAAGATAACAAAATAATAAGTCAAGAGAAAGCCATATTTAAGGAAAAAGAAATTTATAAAATATTAAAAACATGGTTAGTAAAATTTATGAGAGTAAAGGGGTAAATTATGTCAGTACTATCAGAATCGGCGAAACTATTAACCCATTACGATATGGTATGGGCTAAAAAACACGGCATTGCCAAAAAGGATATAAAAAAATCTTTAAATCTAATTAGTGAAGTATTAGCTGAAACCAAATATAGTACGGATGAGGTTGAAACTGCATTTGTTTATTTGTACCATAAATAAAGGGGTAAATTATAGAAAAAAGATAACCTACATATTTAACATTGAAAATTGAATTTAAGGGGAAATTATGAGAATTATGGGTGAAGATGATATTAGGGGTATTTATTGGTTACTAAAAGAAATAAATGAAGATAGAAAATTAGCGAGTTATTTTAGGGAACAACTTAATATACGAAATACGGATATAAAAAGATTAATGATAATATTCACTGATTTTATTAAAATACTCGATAATCCAATGAAAGATGAATTAAGTATAGATATGATACCAAATATAAGAGTAGGGAAATTATGAAAAAAGAAAAATATACTATACCAAAAGAATTTCACGATAGGAAAATAGCGGAGCAAGTTAAAAGAATAGAGGAGAAAGAAAACAAAGATAAAAAAATCTTTGAAAAAATTATGAGCAGATTTGTCGAAGCGGTGCATTACAAAATAGAAAGAGATATAGAACTATATGGGGAATGTAGATTGGAGATAGGCAATATGGATGATTTAGATGACATTATTGATATACGCAAGATGTTAGATGGGAAATAATCGAGAGTTGGGGTAGAAGGATATGAAGTGGACGAATTACAAGTTGTCAAAAAGAAAAATGAAGTTTTATTAGACTTTGTAATGACCGAATATAATAGGTCAAAAAGGTTCTGGGACCCTTACCATGATGACTGGAAGAAGATGCGAGACCAGTATAATGGTATCTTGCTTGTAGGTAAGGAAATATGGCAGAGTAATATCATCGTTCCGACCTTGAAGAAAATTGTCCGTGCCTTGTGTTCCCATTATATTAATATCTTACTATCGAAAGGTGCGGAATCATTCGACATAGCCCCAGGGGAAGAATCAGATAAAAAGAACGCTGAATTGTTACGTTATAAGATAATTTATGACCTGACCACTTTAGAGATAGAGAAAAAGATACTTCCTATTTTGAAAAACTTTGTTCTTTACGGATATGCCGTTGCCTACGTTCCCTGGGTACACACAGTAGAAAAACAAAGGATAGATAAGAATACGGTAAAGGAAATAACCATATTTGATGGACCCGATTTAGTATGTGTTGATTTGTTTCATTTCTTTTCTGATCCGAACTGCCTTGACCTGACTTCATGGAAAGTCTACGAGAAAGAAAATATCCCTATTCATTATCTTAAAAATAAAGAGAAAACAAAAACTAATCCTGATGGTATATATTTTAATATCAATGCATTAAAAGAAACCACCTATCCGGATGAAAGTAAAGATGATCTCGAATATAAAGACAAAGTCCAAACACTTGAATATCACGGACTCGTACCCAAGAAACTGATCGAAGGAAACATGGAAGAACTTACCGAAGTCAACCCCTTTGATGATGAATACGTACCGGCTATTATCGTGGTAGCAAATCAAAAGGTAGTGATCAGGGCGAGTGCTTATCCTTACTGGTGTAATGATATATTCGTACCTTTTGTCAATGACCGCATGGTAAGCGAAATCATAGGTTGTGGCATAGGACAGGACATCAAGGCACTCGCACCAATGCTGACCAATCTATACAATAAATTAACCGATTGTGTGAACATAGTAGCCAATCCCATGTATGAAGCAGTTATAAATCGTTATTTAGGTAAGGCAAAGACTATACTGACAAGACCTGGCAGAGTCTTACCGGTAAGGCAATTAGGAGGAATCAGGGCGATTGATACCACCGGACAGGCTGCTGCGTTAAGGACGATTCAAGAATTAATTGTAATGTTTAACAAAATCATAGAAGAACTCACCGGTACGACTCCACAAGTTATGCCAGCCAGCGGTGAGGGTGATGTTCATAGAACGATGGGTGGACTGGCCATGATGAAAGAAGAATCCATGCTTCCGATTAACACCAAAATAAAATTCTATCTTGAACCGCCATTTCGTAAGGTACTTGGTATTATCTACCGTCACAATATACAAAGATTCAAGAAAGAAAGTGCTTTAAGGATATTAGGCAAGAAAGCGGAGAAGTTTGATTTAACACATATCACCAAAACAGATATTATGATGAAGGGCAACCCTGACTTCATACCTACGGGTATATCGGGATTTATGGAGAGGATGTCCGAAATCAAGAATTTATTAGATTATATGAAATTATTGGCAGGTGTTGCCATTCCTGCAACCAAGATGGACCCGATGGGGAATGAAGTACCGATATACGACCCTGAAGGTAAACCGGCTATGAAGCCTTATGGTAACATAGCTTATATTGCCAGAAGGATAGCCGAATTATTGAGATTAAAGGAGATAGACAAAATAGCTCCTGAAGTGGAGGAATTGGAAAAACCTAAACAGATTGGTCCCCCACGGTCGTACTCTCCGGCCGGCGCGGCAGGAGAGAGGACCCCGTCTGTCCTGTCCGGGGGATATTTAGGCAGGGCAACGAGAGCTGTAGGGGGAGAATAATTATGAAAGGGGGATATTATGCCAGATAAACAGACTGAAGAAGAAGTGCAACTTGCCTTATCAGGTAAAGATGCACACAATTTAATTGAGATGTGTAATTCCAATGGCTGGAAAGTTATAAAAGAGATGTATTTCGATACTACCTTAAAACAAATCAGGGAGTATTTAGACAATACCGAAAATACCGATATGTTTATGATACAGGCCAAACGTGAACTGCGTAGTTGGGTACAGAATCTTTTAGACGATATCAAACTTACCATCGAAATTGGTTTACAGCATGAGAAAGAGTTAGCTGAGAGAACGGAAGAAAAAAAGATTAAAGGAGAGTAAAGGGGAATATTAAAAGTATGAAAGGAGTTTGAAGCAGAAGCGGTGGTAGACGCAGAGGAAGGACACATTGAGGAAGCGATCGAAAAGTCGAAAACAGAAAAATCAGAGAAGGAAACAAGAATTGCACCTGATTTATTGAAGTTGAAAAAAGAACAGACCGAGAAGAAAAAAGAGGTAAAACAGAAAAAAGCAGAAATCAAAAAAGAAGTCAAGAAGGAAGTAATTGCTCCCAGTAAGTTTGAGGGCAAAACTCCCGAAGAACGACAGGAAATCTACTTGGAGATGGAGAAAAGTTTTACCCAAAAGAGCCAAAAAGTCACCGAGTTGGAAGCGAAGATAACCGAACTTGATTCGGTCAACAAGAAGATAGAAGAATACGAAAAGAACGCAGTCATTAACCAACAGAAGATAACTCAAGTTAAGCTTCCTGACAAACCTAAAATGACTCTGTTTTATGATGACCCTGAAAAGTATTTTGAAGAAAGAGAAAAATATGAAGATGCAAAAAGGAACGCACAAATAGCTCCTTTGTATGGCCAGAATTGGGAAACTCAAAAGCAGAATGTAATAAATAAACTAAAAGAAGCAACCGAAAAAGATGTTGTACCTTACAAGGATGTAGAAGGCGAGGTTGAATCAAGAGTGAAAAAGAATCCTGCTTTAGTTAACCAATATGGCTTAAATGCAAGGCAATATTTTTATACCCAGATCAGGAACGAGCAACTTCCTCAAAAAATAGATGACATAAAAAACAACGCTAAAGAAGAAGCAAAAAAAGAGTTGGCGGAAGAAAACAAAGAAAATAGCGAATCACAGATTATGACTTCCGATATCACAACTGAAAAAAGGGAGAGTGCGCAAGTCGATTTTGAAAAGCAGCTTGATGGTGGAGCTGACCCCGAAAAGGTCATCCAAGCCATAAAGAAGAAACACGGAATCACTAGTGACATCTAAGGGGAATACTAATTAGGAAGTGATTAATAATGGCAGGCTTTGAAGATACTGGCGGATCAGTAGCCAGAGCTGGCGGAGTCTCAAGTGGAGCAGCCGCCAAAGATATTAAGATATTGTATAAGGCTGTCTATCTCAGAAATAGGCAACCAAAGTTAGTTTATCAACAGTTCGCAGCCAAGCAGGATAACGATACGAACATTCCCTTAAATAAGGGTGACAACATAGAATACACCAGATATGCACCATTAAACGAGTATGACCCAGGTGATAGGGCTTATGCCTTACTGGCTGAGGGGATTAACCCTGAACCAGAGAAATACTATGCACAGACCGTCAATGCTGTACTGGATGAATACGGTAGTTATATTAAACCATCATCTAGGAGCTGGTTGACCGCATACGACCCGAAACTGGGAGGGTTGATAAGTTTACTTGGAGTTCAATCAGGTAAGACTTTAGAACTTAAAATCCAGAATATACTTGCACAGGGATTTATGCCGATAAGAGGAGACAGTGACACAACCTTTCAGGGTGAGAGAACTTGTGTAACAGCAGGTTCAAGCGTGACAGTAATTGTAACTGATGCAATTCCTACAGGTATCATTGCTACCGGTACAGGTGTTGTAGTTTTCTTAAGTGGTAGGAATGAAGGTATTACAAGGACTTTCACTTATACGGGTGCCACTTCTGTTACTTTAACTGTTGCATTACCATACTCACCTCTTACTGGCGATAGAGTATGGATGGGTTCTACTTTAGCATTGACTACAGGTGATAAGTTAACTCCTGCATTGGTGAAAAGAGCAGTAGCCAAACTTGAGGACCAGGAAGCACCTACATTTGATGATGGATACTATCATGCGATAATTCCCAGAGGTGGAATGAAGTATGACTTTATGAACGACACCGAATACGTCAACTTAAAACACTATGCAGCTCCAAAAGATTTGTACAGGAATTTAGTTGGTGAGTTTGCAGGTGTCCGTTTCCATGAGTCTACTGTTCCTTACCGACATACCGCAGGAACTCTTGGAACTTATGTAGCAAGTGCTGTGCCGAGAATGGTTTCCATGTTCGGGAAATGGGCTTTCGGTAATGTAAAATTGGCTGGTAAAGACCAGAAGTTTTATGTTAATCCTCCTCCTGAAGAAGGTACTACTACCAATCCGCTCGGGATGTTTGGAACGATAGGCTGGAAGAATATGTATGCCCCACTGGTATTAAATGGCGCCTGGGGCGTAAATCTTTTTTGTGTCCCAACTGTGGTATAATAGGACTGTTGTATAAATAATTAAATGAGGGGGATTCATTCCCCCTCTCAAATCTTGAAAGGAGATGTTAAAAATGGAATGGACACCGATTATAGATTGTGCTTACGATGTAGATTTTACCATCGCTACTCCCGGTGCCACTATGGTTGTTACTATCCAATTAAAAGACTTTGAAGGCAAGAACTTAAATGTCAAAGCTGGTGTGATGATGTATATTACAAATGATGCTGCTGGAAATGTACTTCATTCTCTTGCAACCGATGCAGTAGTAGCGACTCATGGTTTTGTTAATGTGATTATAACTAACCGTGTATACTATTTAATTACAGAAGATACTGGGATTGTTGCTGTTACTCTTGATGGAGCTTCTGCTGCCGATGATTTTGTGAATGTAGTATTACCTAATGGAAAAGTTGTAACAAGTGGCGCAGTGGCATTTAATGCTTAAAATTAACTTAACAAAATAAATAGGGGGCTTAACCGCCCCCTTGAAAGGAGAAAAATAATGTTAACAATTGAAAAAAGTATAGAACAGGGTTGGGGTGCTGGTGGATTATACGACATCCTGAAACAATTACAGAATATGGCAGTACCAATAACTCAAACCCAAATCTATTATGTTTCAAAAGGCGGTAATAACGTAGATGGTTTATCTTGGGCAACTGCTTTTACAACTCTTACTGCTGCTATTACAGAACAAAGAAGAATGAGGGCAACTTTACCTTCTGCCGAACAATCTGTAAATAGTTACATAATTATGGCACCTGCAACTTATGTTGAAGCTACCATTGAATCTTTTCCATTTTCCACTACAATAATTGGACTGGGAATACCAGGAACAGATAAAGCAGTTGAAATTATTCCTGCATCGGGTGCTTGTATGGCAGGAACGGTATCAGGTTTACGTCTTGTGAATTTAAGATTTGAAGCTGTTGGAGCTGTTAATTTACTTGATTTTAATATTAGTAATAATGTTGAAATCTTAAATTGTGAATTTGAATGTGGCGATACTGACAACTTAGCTGCTATATCTAATACAGGTGGAGCAGGATTTATGACTATAAGAAATTGTAAATTCGGAAGTCAAATAGCTACTCCTGGATTTAGTTATTGCCTAAAATTTACATCTTGGTTTAGTGCTGCTGTAATAGAAAATAACGTATTTGATGGGATGGATGCTACTGGAACTGCAATATCAATACATATAAACAGCGTAGGTTATGGTGCTGTAATCAGAAATAACATAATCAGACTTAATGGTGCTGGCGTAGGTATAGACGATAATAGTGATGACGCTATGGTTATAGAGAATAAAATATTCCACGTTGGAGATAGTGGCTGGGTTAGTGGCAACTTTGAAGGGTTAGTTTGTCGCAATAAAAAGGAAAGGGGGAAAAATAAATGCCAGCGAAGAGTTTAAAGCAATTCAAATTAATGAAGGCAATCGCAGAAGGAACATATCGTTCTGGTTATAGAGGAATATCTCGGAAGGTGGCTAAAGAATTTGTAGACCATCAGAGTCCTAAAGGATTGCCAAGAAAAGTAAAAAAGAAATAAGGAGTGATTATTTTGGGTAAAACCATAAGAAAGAAACGTGATTCTTCAGGACCCTTCAAGGGTTCTTACCAGCGTAAAGTAAAAAAAATAGGTAAAAGACAACAATCGGGGCTACCTTGTCCCAAAAAAAAGTAAGGGGGTGATTAATTTATATCTATGCCATATAAAAATAAGGAAGACTTAAAAAAATATTACATAAAAAATAAAGATAAAATAAAAATATATAAAAAACGATATCGTCAGAAACATAAAGAATATTGTAAGGAATATGAAAAGGAATATCGTAGAACACACAAAGAAAAGATTAAAAAAGATAACAAAAAATATCGTACAGAACATAAAGAACAAATAAAAGAAAATCGGAGAAAATGGAGTAAAGAAAATAAGGAATATAGTAAGAAATATAGAAATGAACATAAGGAATATATCAAGAAATACCGTAAGGAATATTGTAAAACAGAAAATGGGAAGGCAGCTAATCAGAGGGGTCATTTTGCAAGAAGAGCAAGAGAGAGGGAAATTATTAATAACTTAACTTTTGATGAATGGTTGGAAATATTAAAAAGATATAGTTGGAAATGTGCTTACTGTGGGATTGGGTTTGACTTATTTAATAGACCAGAAAGAGACCATATAATTCCTATATCTAAAGGCGGTAATAACACGAGAAAAAATATTGTTCCAGCTTGTAGGAGTTGCAATGCAAAGAAACATAATAAAATATTGAAAGGGGTTGAAAATTTTGAGTTTAAAAATAACGCAAGAATATATGGATGAAGAAGTAATCAAACCGATAATGAAAAGATTCGATGATTTGGAAAAACTAATCAAAGATAATGACAAGAATCTAAGGATGAAGATTAGTTGGATGTCTGATAATATTACCAAGATACCAAAGAAAAAAATGAAGAAAAAATAAAGAAGGTGATAGATATGGAAGTATGGAAATGGAAATTAGTTACATCAAATACACAACTTACTAATGATATTACTTTCATTAAAACAATAATATTAGACCATAGCACTACGACCAACGTGGTTATTGATGACAGTGCTTCAGGGGCAGGTACAGAATTTATGACTGTTCGCAATACAGCAGAGATATTAACTGTGCCTATCATTCTCGATGACCCTGCTCAGTTGGATAATGGCTGTTATGTTGAAATATCAGCAGGTCAAGTGTGGATTCAATATAGGGAAGGATAAAGAAGGTGGAGTAAATGGAAAAATGGAAATGGGATTTGCTTACTTCAAGTGGGAGTGTTGTTGATAAACAGCTTACCAATGATATAACTTTTATCAAGTCAATAATATTAGAACACGCAGATACGGCAACCAGTGTAACTATTTATGATGAGGCTAAGGGTGGTACGACTAAAGAATTTATGACTATTCATAACACTACCAAACAATTGGTTGTACCTATTATACTTGATGACCCTGCTCAATTGGAGAACGGTTGTTATATTGTGCCAGCAGCACAACAAAATGATATAAATGTATGGATTCAATATAGAAATGGTTAATAAGTAGGTGATGATATATGGCAGATTTAATGTATGCAACTATAGCGACTATGGAGACTGCGGTAAGAAGTCTTATAAATGAGAAAACTGCTAAATTCTGGACTTCCGATGAAGTCAAAGCGTGGCTATTAGAAGGACTTGAAGATATCGCTCACGAGACTCACTGTCTAAGAACGTGGAAAATCGTTGGTGAAGAAGGAACTGAAACTATTTCGGATGGTGATATATTTGATGAACGAGAAGTTAGAATGGATGAAGATTTTATCGCTATTGACGAGGGTAAAGTCTATTACAATGATATAGTTTGTTATCCTACAACTATAACTCGTATGTCCAATTACGATAACAAATGGCGTAACCATTCAGGTGATCCTTCGGAGTATTACATTAGGGGTGATATGCTCGGATTCAATCGAAAAATATCAGCAGGGGATACGATTAAGTTTTATCAAATCGAAAGGGCAGCCGAGATAGCGGGAACTGTAGCACCTTTTAATGGTGATTACAGATTGATTAATTTCAGAAAACTGGCGATATGGTATGCGATTTCAATGTGCTGGTATAAGAAAAACGAAGATACAAAAGGTGACAGATTCAGAGTTTATTACGACAGAGGCGTATTAAGGATGCAGGAATTACTTGGTATAGATTTAGACGGAGTATCAGCTATGGTGCCTGAGGAGAGTTTAAGTCATTTCTCGGTAGAAGAGACGTGGCCACCGCAGTAAGGGGAATAATAATTGAGAAGTGATTAGATGAAACAAGTATATAAAATGTTCGACAGAAAAACAGTAGGACAATCTCATATATATTTAGACCAACTCCCCAGAGAGGCGGGCGGTATTCATAATATGTCTTTCGATAATAACGGAAGATTAATCAAACGTCTTGGCTTTACCGAACACAATACAGCATCATTAAGTGACGACCATCCGATAACAGGATTGTTTAGATTTTACAAGATTGCCACAGATACTAAATATACTTTAGTGGTGTGTGATACGATTCTGTATAAATTGGCTAACACTGACCCCTGGAATGGGGAGTCGATAAAAACAGAGTTAACCTCCGAAGCGGTTATGCACTTTGCTGACTTCGGCAATCGTTGTTATTTTTGTAACGATGAGGATGGTCTTTTCAAGTTTGGAGTAGATACTACTACTGTCAGAACTGTAGGGATAACCGCACCTGCTGCTAAACCTGAGGGAGTGGGTGGAGCTAATAGTGGTTCATTGGGTGTGGGTAATTATAAATTTTGTTACACTTATGTAGATGAGGACGGCTATGAGAGTAATCCATCACCTGTTAGTGATGCTATAGATGTGGAAGCAGGAGAAAAAGTTACGTTAACTGTTGTCATTGGGACTGATTCTAAAATAGTATCCAGAAATTTTTATCGTACTGCTGTTGGTGGTGCGATTTACTATTATGATGGGGAAGATGCAAATGATGACACCTCTTATGTATCTTCACAAGCAGATACTGGTCTCGGTACTCAAGTATCTACCAAACACGATACCGCACCTACTTCACCACAGAACTTGATCAAACGTGGTTTCAGCGGACTCCTGATAGACGAAAGATAACGGGTCTTGTCGAGCAGGCAAGAAATTTAATTGTATTTACTGAAGATATAGTAATTGTCTTAACAGGCACAGATGAGGATAATTTCACTTTTAGAAAGTCTTATGCTGGGGATGGGTGTATTGCTACTCGAAGCATACAGAATATCAGTAATTATATTATATTCCTTTCTTTTAACGGATTGATGGCTTTTAATGGCAGTGAAATTGCGGAAGTTGACGCCAAGTTAAGCAAATATTTGAAAGATAACATAAATTACGCTGCTGCCGGTACTTCCTGTTCTTTTTATTATGATGATAAATACATTCTGTCTTATCCTACTAATGCCTCCCATGTTTTAGGTGAAAGTACTGTGCCAAATGAGTCAATATATTTCGATTACAAGACCGGCAAGACCGGTGTATTTAGTTTTGCTTTTAATGTATTTTCACGCTGGGACAAGGGCGATGACGGGATACAAATAAAGGGTGGTTCAACCACCGAAGGTAGAGTCTATAATATATTCGATGGACTTGATGATGACGATTCGGCGATAGAGTTTTACGATAGAACAATGCCTTTGGATTTCGGACTACCGGAAGTGGAAAAAAATTTCTACGAATTACGTGTTAAATTAAAGACCACTACGGCAACGGATTTTAGATTTTACTACACTATTGATGATGGTGGTGAGACCTATGTAGATACACCCAATAATCCTGGTGAAGCCGTTGTTGCAGATAGTGAACGCTGGTATGGGTTCAACTTACCCGAAGAAACAAGAGGAAAGAGCATAACTATAAGACCGAGAATGAGTGACGCATATCAGGCAGAATTTCAGGGTTATATTATCGTTTACGATACTGAACCATTAAGGGTATAAATATGATAAGTAAAAGCGTATTTAAAGTGACTGATACGGTAAGCAAAATAATAGAGGATATGCATGGTTTCCAACCTGGTATACATTATGGTGTTAATATTTTAGGACAAGTTTCTTCATGGGGAACTCCTAAAATCGAGGATACTCAAGAACAAATAGACAATATAGTTGACAGCATAGAGAATAAATATGCTTCTGGTTATGTTTTTGATCAATGGCAGGATATGACTACAGAAGTACCTTTTTATTTTTATTGGGAGATACCCCTTGGAACGGTTGAGATAATATCAGCAAGGTTGAGTTTTGAAGTCAAAACAGGTACGGGAACTATAAACTTTACCATATCGGAAGATAAAGGGGCTTTGTATGGTAATAATTACGGACCATACACAACTGATATGAGGGCTATCGATATATTAGGCGACTTAACTGGCGAAGGAATAAAGATAATTAAATTTACCACAAGTGCCAATGTAACTTTAACAGCGAGAGTTTTCTTGAGGGTAAGGATTAGTAAAAAGGAAACACCTGACGCTGTTTCAGAACGACCCGAGGTCAGGACTTTAGTAGCGACTTCTATTGTAAATGTATCGGCTACCTTAAACGGAGATATTGTAAGTGTAGGCAAAGGTACTTATGTTGACCATTCTACAGGTGAGATAAAACCTGTAACTTGCACTAAACGAGGTTTTAAGTATGGATTGACAATGACTGATACCTGGGATACCAATGAATCAGATACTTATGTAAGAGGTACTTTTGGAATATCTGCGACAGGATTGACCCCTGAAACAGATTATTACTTCAGGGCTTATGCGGATAATCAATACGGAAGGAGTTATGGTGAATATATGAAACTGACAACGACAGTAGCAGTGCCAGCTATTTATCTGGCATATGAAAACGCAGTAACCAGTAAGAGATATATTAATGTATATAATTCGGGTGGGACTTATATAGAGCAATGGGAAATTGAACTTACCGAACTTTATTACGGAAATAATGTTTTATGTGTTGATGTAGACGGAAATGTCTATACCGTAGATGGAGACAACCACGGCATTTCAAAAAGAAATTCCAGCGGAACATTAACTCTTAATAAAAATGAGGCTAACTACATCTATAATATTGCGACTGGTCCTGACGGCTTTATCTACACCATAGAATATGACAGTGCTTTTAATAATGGGTATATTTCAAAAAGAAATGCTTCCGATTTGGTGAGTGTAGATACAGAGGTTATTGATCCAGGAGGAGTAAAAAGTAATGCTTGGGAAGGTTTTGTCATTGACTCGGATGGTAAATTTTATCTGACCAATGCAAGTGATGACCGATATGAGGAGTGGACTTGGGGAGACGGTATGACTGATTCCCATGATGGCGTTAATGCCATCCGTTCAGGCGGTCTTGGAGTGGCAGGAACAAAACTGGGAAGTCTTGATAGATTGGGAAAGCACGCTATCACTATTTTAAAATCACTTGGTGATGACGAAGCAGACGATGATTTAGATGATATTACCCGACCTGCAAAAGTAGGAACAATATCGGGATATTTGTTATACACAGGGGATGATGAAAGTTCTAACCTATGGATAGGAAAATATAACAGTAGTTTAGTAAAACAGTGGACAGTGATGCTTGCAAGCAGTACCAATTTTAGTGTAGCTTCAATAGCAGCTTATCCATTTTAATTAAATAAAGGAAGTGATATTATGGCACAATTAACTTATGAACAATTTGTAAGTAAATATTATGGCGGAGGCGTAGGGCATGCTCAAGATTGGCTTCAAGGTGCTTATAATAAATATATAGGCAGAGTAGAAGGGGGTACGATTACAGATGTTACTACACCAAGCGGTTATACACCTATGCCCGGTCATCCTGGATGGGGTAAAACACCAGAAGAACAGGCAGCAGCACAAGCAGAATATATCGCAGGTGGATGGGGTGAAGGATTAACCGTACCAACTGAACCACCACCAAAACCAACACCAATTACCCCTGTTTTCGGTGAAGGTGTAGAAGTACCGGCACCGGTAGTAACCCCTGCACCAGCTTATGAGGTATCACCCGAATTACAGGGAATGATGGATTTATATGGTAGTAAACTGACCGATTGGGTAACATCAGGCGGATACGGACTATCTCCTGAAGTACAGTCACAGATGATCCAAGTTCAGACCGATACCTTAAAAGCACGTGAAACAGAGAATATTCGGGTTATGCGTAATAACATGGAACGTAGGGGAATCACTAATTCAGGATTTTTGATTGCTGCCGAGAACCAGATTCACTCAAACACTTCCGTAGCCATAGCAGGGGCAATAGCTGATGTCCAGATTAAATCGGCGTTGATGAAAATGGCAAGTTTCGAGAAAGGTATGGGTGCGATGGCTCAATTCTTGGGATTCTTGAGTGAGCAAAGTCAACTTGCTTATGCTCCTGAATTTGCCACTTGGCAGGCAGAACAATTATCCAACTTACAGCATTGGCAGGGACAATTAGATATATTGAAAATAGACCTTAATGCAGCATATCAAACACAGAATACAGAGTTACAAGCAGAATTAACGAGTGAATTAACCGAACAGCAACACGGATATGATATTGAACTGGCTGAAATGGAAATAGAAGCAAATCAAAAAGTAGCGATGGCTCAAGGTATAGGCGGAATCTTCGGAACAGTGTTAGGATTCTTATTCGGTAAATAAAATGATAAAGCAATTTAACGATAGTAATACATTTTTAGAGATATGTGATAAATTGGATGATGTTCCTGATTGCAAGTTAAGTAAAAAGTCACTATACAGTTTTATGGTATCAGGCGAATATAATAAACGTATTTTTACTTTTGCCAGTTTTGACGGTAAGATTGGTAAAATGACAGGGTGTGAAGTGATTGCCCTAAATAACGATTTAAATGGTGTTTTAACGCTATCGGTGGTTTTCTTATGGATTAGCCCATGTTATAGGAAACTGTGGAAGGAATACATGAAATTTACCGAATTAAAGGCATTAGAGTTTAAATGTAAGAAAATAAGTTTTACGACATCGAGGAATGAAAAAGCGATAGATAGACAAATGGGAAAATATAATTATAGAAAGGTTTATTCAGTTATCGAGAAGGAGATGATTTAAAATGGACGGATATATCGGATATGCTTTACAAGCAGGTGTTAGTGGATTCCAGACTGGATTTAATATGGCCCAACAAAAACAAGAGATGGAATGGAAAAAAGCCCAGATGAAAAAGTTGGAAGAAAAGGAAAAGAAAATTGCCGATGGTGCTGCTAATTATTCTAACCTAATCAAACAATATGGTGCAGATGGTGTATATTCAGAGGATGAAATTATGCAGTTGAATACCGCTTTTTTATCTGCTGGTTATGAAGTGCAGTCTGTAATTAAGGACACTCATAATGCAATACAAACAATGGACAAAAATAAGTTAGAGCAGGATTTAACTTGGTTGGGTTTATTTGCGGATATGACTGAAGGATTAGACCCCAAAGATGTTCAAGGGGCATTTGATATTGTCAAGGGAACTATCAAAAGTGAAAAGGGTATGAATTTACTTGAAGCTTATGGTAACTTACAAACAAAGAAATATGAGGTAACAGAGAAAGAAAGAGAATTAGAAATCACAAAATATTTACCAGAAGAATATAGATATCCCCATCTTAAAGAAGCAGGGATAGTGGGAGAGATAACTCCAACGGTCAAGCCTGAAACAATTTCTGCTGCTGACGCAAAACTTAATTTTGCAATATCAAGTTATAATGCAGGAAAGATAACTTTTGACGAACTTTCAAAATATATGGGAACTTATATTGCACAAGAGAAAGCTACTGCATTGGAAGGCAAAATTGAGGAAGCCAGAAAAGTAGGTGCGACTGATGAACAGATTAAAAGTATGATATTAGGCAAACCTACTCCTGAACCAGAACTTAAGCCTGAAACAGTAACTACTTTGAAAAGTTGGGAAATAATGTTCGACATAAAAACTGAAGAAGGCCCAAAAACAGAAGAAGAATATAACCGTGCATTAGAATTATTAAGACAGTCAGAAGATGTATATAAACCAAAATACGCAACTTGGAAAGAAGCATTGATTGCAGAAGCGAAAGGTATAGCCAAAGAGCTAAAAGGGATAACAGATAAAGAAGATTTTAATTTATTGGTAGGTATCTATATGCAGAAATTGGAAGAAATAAAATCAAAATATCCTGAAGTTAATTTGGACCAATTCCCTGAATTTGAAGAACAGAAGAATTGGTTTGAGAAATTAAAAGAAAAGGTTGGTTTATGAGTTATTTAGATAAATACAAAATAAAAGAAGAAGAGGAAGAAAAATTTTCTTTCTTAAAAAAATATAAGTTTACTCCTACTGAGGTTGCTACTCCTACTCAATTTGGAATAGGTGCTAAAACTGTGGATAATGCAACCGAGGATACCTCATTACATTTAGTGAGAAATCCTTATTTAGTGAAAATAAATAATCTAAAAAGTGAATTAGAAAAATCAGACACTATATTAGATAATTACGATAATGATTTGACCAAACTAGATGAGCAATTTAAAACAAAACCTACCCAAGAATTAGCAAATCAATATAATTCTATCTTGAATAAACGTCAAACTCTATTTAAAGAATACGAAACAAAAGGAAATCAATTAGATCATTTAATTGATGAATATAATAAAACTGTGAAAACTAAAAATGAACAAATAGATGTAAAATATAAGCAAGCATTTAAACGATATAAACAAGAAACAGGATTACCAGGGGAAGTAGGATATCTCACTCCTTTACCTAAAAAACCTGAACCCGAAATACCTTCTTATTGGGGTATTAGCGATGTAACTACTCCTGAAAAATTAAGTAAAATAGAAAAGGGTTAAAAGGTGTAGATTGGAAAAAATTCGGTTCTAACGTTGAACAAGTTGCTATCATACATGAACGTTTAACAGGTGAATCAAGAGATGGAGCATTAGCAGAGATTAAAAGTCAAAAAGACTTAAATATATTTTTTGTCAATCCACCTGAAAAGTATAAAGAAGCAGTCAATTTACAACAGCAATTAGGTGATATACGTATGAAAATAGCTGAGCCAGGTAAGGACATAATAGGTCAATTTGGTTGGACTGGATTGGTAACAATAATGGGATGGCAGATTTTACCTTTGATATCAAAATTACCTTCTGCTACATTAAATAAAATAGCATATAAAGTCGAAGGTAAAACCATAAAAGGTAAAGAATTATTTGAAGCTTTAAGAAGAGCTAGGGAAGATCCTCGTGCAGGATTTGGCAAACCAAGTGCGTTTGATAAAAAAATATTTGCTAAATTTACAGAAGAAGGTGGATTCAAGTCTTTAGCCGAAAGAATGAAGGGAATTACCATAACCGAAGTTACCCATCGCTTTGCTTTTGGTGATAAATTATATGCTGGCGTTCCCATTGACGAAATAGTTAAATCTATAGTGTCAGCAGGTAAACTTACTAAAGATATTGCCAATGCTTTAAAAGTGATGGACCCGGTTGACACAGGACTTGTATTCCAAGAATTGAGTCTTGCTTCACCTGCTATAGCTTCTAAATTAGCTTCTCAATTTGTAGATTTAATGCCCCAAAAGATAACGAAAATCCCTAAAGTCGAAGAAGAAATGACCCCAGAAGAAGCAGAACAATTAGAAAGATTGAGAGAAGCCAAGATTGTTCCAGGAGAAGAGATAACCAAAGAAAAAGTATTAGAGAAAGTAGAACCAATAAAATTAGCAAAATTATCAGAACCTGAACAATTAGAAGCAACAATAAAAGGTATAAAACCAATATTTTTAACTGGGATTGAAAATCCGAATTATGAGAAACAAGTTAAAATAGCAAAAGAAGCTGGATTGAAAATTAAAATTGGTGATGAAAAACCATATGCTTGGGATTTAGAGGGAAATGTTAGAGCTACAACAAAAGATGTAGTTATTTATAGACCTGAAAATGAAACACAAGCTATAGAAACATTAGAAATATTAAAAACACCCACCCAAGAAATAACAAAAGAATATCATAGTAGATTAGGAAGATTATTAGGATATACCGAGAAAGAAATCGAAGAATTTATAAAAGAACCCAAACCAATTGCAGAAAAGATAGTGCAAGACCTTACACCAACTGAACCAAAAGTAGAGCCAAAAGTAGAAGTCAAACCAAAAGAACCCAAAATTGATTTAGCCACACCCGCACAAATAAAAAAAGCCCATGCTATTGCTAATACTAAAGCAATGATTAGTGAGAAAGGAAAAGTTAAACCACAATATAGGGCAGTAGCCAAAGCATTTACAGGTAAAACATCTGTAAAGGAAATGACACCAGAAGAAGCAGAAATGTTTATTGATGCACTCGATAGATTGCCAGAACCTAAATATAAAGCTGGAAAGTTAGTACCGCCAAGTATACCGACAACTATGAAATTAACAACAGAGGGTTTCTTTCAGAAAAAATATGGTGAACCCACACCTGTATGGTTGTTGACTGACCAAACTTACTATGCCACCAAATTAGGCATAAAACCATTGGTAGAACCATTTGAAAAAGGTAAGATGGAATTTGATTTGGAATTCAGGCAATCGAGTAGATTAGTGGATAAGATGGTTAACAAGTTGAACGATATAGCCAGGACATCTGCCTTTGCAAAGATAAAATCAAAGATAAAAAATATCCCCACTAAAGCTGAATCTAATATGGCAGAATTAATTAACAAACACGAAGCAACACCACCAGGATTGACTGAAAAAGAGGAAGATGTTTTTAAATATTTCAGGAATTTGGGCAAGGATATTTGGAGGAGAGAGAACGAAGTAAGAGAAAAAGTCGACTTACCACCAATCAAATATAAACAGGCATATTTCAGACATACTGCCGATGTTATGGCTAAAGAGATGTTAGAAGGCAAATACCCATTTCCTCAAGGTATAAAATATTGGGGAGAAAAAATGGTTGGTAAAAAGATATTCAATCCGATGGAATTTCACCGAAAGTTATCTGATGATTTAATCGACCTGTGGAGCAAGGATATAAGAGCAGTTACCAAAGCAATGTTATGGAGTGGCTTAAAAGAGATTTATTTGGCACAACCTGCGAAATTTTTAAATGAACAATTAAATGCTATCTCTAAAGATTTACCAGAATATAAAAACTTATCACCAAGAGACCAGGCGGCTTACGACCAAACCAGAGTTATGCCTGCCTCTACAAGAAAATGGTTAGTGGATTATGTCAATCAAGTTCTTAAAGGTCAGGAGACGGAATTAGATGCAAGTCTAAATAGGATAGTTACCAAAAGTGGATTAAAAGGGATATTTGATAAAGTATTAAGTCCGTTTGGTAGAGCTGTGGGTAGAAAACCTATAACTAATATTTTTATGTTGTCCGGTAGAGCAGTTATATCTGGCGTAATGGGTTGGGTTCCAAGACAGATAACGAGAAATTCCTTCCAACCGGTACAAAATTTAGCTTTATATGGAATAAAGGCTACTATAAAAGCATATCTACCAGCTTCAGTAGACAAGAATTTAAAAGATTTAATGAGTGAAAGTTTATTTTTGAAATCATATACAGGTTTTGAAGAATTACCAACTAACTTAATGGGGAAATTAGAGAAAATCTGGCTTGGTCCTTATGGAATAGTAGCGGTTAATAATGCAAAATTAGGAATGAAAGCAGCTTATTGGAATACAATAGAATTGATTAGAAATCCTAAATTTAAAAAACACGGATGGGCTGATCCTCAAAGAACCAAAGATACACCAAAAGGATTTTTATATCCAAGTGAAAAAGAAAAATTGTTAAGAGAAATGGAGTTTGGTGCAAGTGCTACGCAATATCAATATATCCCTATGGGTATGCCTGGAGTATTCAGATATAAAGCACTTGTTCCCTTAACACGACTCCAAAGTTGGTGGATGAATTATTTTACCAAATTTAATAGGGAGGCATTACATAGAGGGTTTAAAGGACGACCTTCTTGGTCCGGCGAGGATGGACCAACTTTACCTTGGTCAAGAAGAGTTAATTATTTAAAATATGTTATAATTGGTGGAGCAATATTAACGGCTTTAGGATATAGAAAAAGTTTTATGTTAGGTGTAGCACCAGTATATTTATCGCCGGCAGGACAGGTTGCTTTAGGATTTTATAATTACGTGACCGCAACTGAAGATTGGAAAAGAGAAAAGGCTTTAAGACAAATTTATTATTCTTGGAAAGCCTTTATTCCAGGTTCGCTTGCTTGGAGAGATTTTTTAGCAGTTTGGAAAGGTGAAAAGGAATTAAATGAAATATTGTTCTATGGGAAAAAAGAAGAAAAGAAAGTTAAACCTGTAAGTCCTTATCTTGAAAAATACAAAGAAGAAGTTAAACCGACTGTAAGTCCTTATTTAAAAAAATACAAGAGGTAAATTATGCCAAATTATACAGAACCAGAAAAACCGACTCCAAATTTAACCGAGCCATCAAAGACGGATCCGTCTCATACCGAACCGCCTAAATCTGATGTGACCTATAATGAACCAAGTGTCAGAGGTTGGTTAACTACACCTGGGTGGTTCGTAAATCCATGGTTTGGTGGGGAAAATAAAGGTAATCCTTCTTATACTGAACCAGAAAAATCTACACCGAACTATAACGAACCGAGTAAAGGAGATTAATATGAAGAAATTATTATTAGTTTTGGCTTTAATAAGTATGATTGTATTCCCTATATTTGCGGTAAGCGGGACTTATACTGACAATGAATATTTTTATCTTCCTGGCTATGGTGCTTATGGCACTGATGAATGGGAAAAGTATAATGATTATATGCAGATAGCGGATGACCAGATTGAGGCAAACAAAACTTCTGGCGGAAATGAAAATATTCAAGATGTAGCTGGTGGAATGTTTAGTGGTAATACCGAGACATTTATTACAGTTACTTACCAAGATGGTGATGGTACGATTGACCTTGTCCTCCCAATTCTTGATGAGGATAATATGTCCACTAATTCAGACACTCATTTAGCCACTCAACAAAGCATTAAAGCGTATTCTGATGCTTTACACGCACTTCAATACCTTAAAACCGAGATGGATGCTTTAAGCGAATTAGAAGCAATATGGTCTAAAGATGTAACAGACAGTACAGAACTTGCTGCTGCTCTTGGTGATTACTATTTAAAAACCGCAATCGATACTATTGGAGAAGTGGAATCAATTTGGAGCAAGGACATAACAGATAGTAGCGAATTAACTTCCGCATTAGCAGACTATTACCTAAAAACCGCTATAGACGAATTAAGTGAGGTAGAAGCTATATATAGTAAGGATATAATAGATTCGGGAGAATTAGATGCTTTTACAGGGACAACGAATATCGTTACTCTTGGAACTATAACTGAAGGTACTTGGACGGCTACAGCAATTACAGATTCTTATATAGCTTGGGGAACAGGTGCAGGTCAAGTAAGTGGTGTTGACTTACCTATAATTGATTCTGCTTTTACCGTAGATGACGGTTTTGACGCAGGACTTCGTAATGGGGTCTATTCTGGACTCGCTGTAACTGATAGTGCTGAACTGAATATATATTGGACAGAAGGCGTTGCCTATGTAGATGGCTCTATATTTGCAGTAGACGCAGATGCTTCAGAGGATATTGCAAATAATGCTACAACATATTTGTATGTTTTAAAAGATAACGCTACCATGCAAGAGAGCACCACTGAACCTGTAACAGGCGTAGTAGGCGAGTTTGCTCTTGTTTGTATATTAAGCACTTACGCAAACGATATTCATGAGAAATTCGATTTCCCTCTTATGTCGGGAACTTTACGATATGATATGTGGAAGTTCCTCGATGCTATAACTCCTACCGCTTGTGTAGGAGGGTGTGACACTACAATAGATACTGACGCAACTCTTGCTAACGATTTTAAGATAACAACTGGAACGTATTATACAGATGTACTCGAACTAAATACTATATCATCTATCCTTTATTCTTCGACAGCAACTCATGACGGCACAAATGTAACAGCTTACTATCATAGTGCAAGTGCATGGACAACTGGTGCTGAAGCAGGAATTAGTTTTACTCAATGGGATAATGGCACTCAAAAGACAAATACAGCAGCTAATAAGTGGTATACAGGTTGGATTTACATTGAGGATGGAGATACTTTAATATATGTATATCCTCAGACCGAACACGCCTCTGAAGGAGATGCTTTGGACGAGGCTGCACAGTTCCCCCCATATCATGAAGGTATAATATTGCCAAGTGCTAAATTCATATTTAGGCATGGTGAATCTGCTTTTGGTGCAAGAGCTTATATTATTGATATCAGACCATTCTTTGGATACGGTGATGGTGCAACAGCTCAAATGATTTACCAGACTGTAACAGGTGATAGCGGAACTACAACAGCAACAGCTTCAGATGACTCTATTGCCATAGTAGGTGATGGTATAGCAACTACGGCAATTACAGCAGACACGATCACGGTAACAGCTACAGAAGTAGACTCTGTAGTCGGTGCAGTAACAGGTATTGTAGAAGCTGATGGTGCTGGTAATATAAGTGCTGCAACAGCAGGAACAGATTATGCAATTCCAGGGGCGAATGATGATATAACTTCGATGACTGGATTAAGTAATGACGGAATACCTTTAGCTAAAGTGGCTAATGCTGCAAGTGATGGGGCTAATTCGGACATCACTTCTATGACTGGACTAACTACTCCTCTTGCTGGTGTTTATGGTGGTACAGGTAAAGCTACTATAACAGATGAAAGTTTTCTAAAGGGTGGTGCTGGCAATACTTATGAAGAAAGAACTATTGCCGAAGTAAAGACAGATTTAGCTTATCAACTATCTGATTTAAGTGATGTTAATACTTCTACTGCTACTGATAAATTTGTATTAGTTGCTGATGGTGTTGACTTTGAAAGCAGGCAGTTAACAAGTGACGACTTATCCGACGTAGCTTCTATTGCTATGTTAGATGAGGCTGAGACGGTTACAGGGGGGTGGACTTTTAATGACTACCTTTATATAAGTGGGATTCATGATGCATCTGAACCTTATATTATATTTAATAGAAAAAGAGATGGAGACCCGTCTGATAACGTTGCCGATACTGACATATTAGGTGTTTTTGAGTTTTATGGTTATCATACTGATGGGTATGACTTTGGAGCAATGATTCGTGCTACTGTTGACGGAACTCCTGGCAATGCAGATATGCCGACAAAGTTAGAATTTTTTACTACTCCCGATGATGATAACTCTCCAGTTCTACGTCAGGCAATAGACAACGCAGGCAATATCAAAATGGGTGATGGTGTCTGGACTAATTTCATTAATGTTAGTGCTGGTGGAGTATTAACTTTAGAAGGAACTGCAAATATAGAAGGAGTAGATGCAACTGAATTAGGCTATGTCGATGGAGTAACAGAAGATATACAAACCGCCTTAGATACTATACTTGCCAATGTGGTAGAAGATACATCACCTGAATTAGGTGGTGAAATGGATGCAGGTGCTCATTCAATCGGTTTTACTTTACAGACCGATACAGGGACAGGTGCAAAAACTATAGATTGGAAATTAGGTAATAAAATGAAATTTACCTTTGGTGCTGGCAATGTAACTTTTACGTTTACCTCACCTACAAATCCCTGCACACTTATGTTGACATTAATCCAAGATGTCACAGGTTCAAGAACTGTAACATGGCCTGCAACCGTAAAATGGCCTGGTGGAACAGAGGCAACATTATCGACTGCTGCAAACGCACGAGATAAGGTAGCTCTCGATTGGGATGGTTCTCAATATGATGCTGTTATAAGCAAGGATTTTAAATAAGGAGAAGATATGAAAAAATTTATATTACCATTAATATTAATATTGTTTTTATCCTTTACATTAATAGGCAATTGTGATTGGCTTGAAGGTTGGGATTATAGAATAGAACTTAAAATTGAAGATTATGCTGGTGATATTGGTCATGATTCAAAATATCCGACTGCACATACAGCTGATTATGTTAAAGCAACTACAACATTTGGAGCAGGTTATTATCCATATTATGCTACTGACCCTGAACGTAGTGTAACTGGAGGTTGCAATGGTCTCGAATGGTTGTCTGATGATACAGAGGTAACCAACCAGAGGTTTCACATTGATTTGGGAAGTGCAAAAATTATAAGCAGGATATACTATGAAAATTCACATAATAGTGGGGCTGATACAAACCATGGGGTGCAAAACTTTATTTTTCAGGGAAGCAATACGGGAGCAGGAACTTTTGATGATTTAGTCTATGCCAATGATGAGGGCTGGACAACCCTTACAACCTCACAATCAACCTTTGATGAACATGTTGGTGCTGACCAAGCCGACCCAAAATATATAACAGTTACAAATAATACTGCTTATAGATATTATGCTTTTAAATTTGCAGATAATTATGGTGACGCTACTTTTATGGGAGTTAGAAGAATAGAATTGCAAGAAGGTGTTACGTGGTTTCCCGTAACAGTATTTTTAACTGATTCACAGGCGGAAGAAGTATTTACAGAGTTAACTACAGATGCAGAGTACCTTAAAACAGCAGTTACTAAAGCAGATGGTACAACACAATTATACGCTGAATTTGAAATATTTGATGTTTCAGAAACTAATGGGATATTTCATACATCCAGAGATGGATGGACTGTTGATGCTAATACTTCAATTTTTCTTTACTATGATTCGACACACGCTGATAATACAGATTATATTGGTGCAATAGGTGCAAGAACAGAAGTCTGGGATGGTAACCATAAAATCGTTTATCATCAGGCTGACCTCACTACATCTTCAGTAGAGGATAGCACGAGTAATAGCAATGATGGCACAAAAGCAAGTGCTAATAATCCCGTTGAAGCTATAGGAAAAATAGGTCAGGGGCAAATTTATGATACTAATTCAGACGCAATATATTCAGGAGCTGCCCTTGATGCTATGAGTAATTTCACCTTAGAAACATTGGTGAAATTTTCAAGTGCCGATGGTGGGATTGATGATAAGTTTCTTACCATTGCAGAAATAGGCACTTATAATGACCCAAGTGTATTTCGATATACCAATGAGACAATTCAAATTTATGCTGATGGAGCTGAAAAAATAGTTAGCACTACCACAATAGCTGATACAAATTGGCATCATGTAGCTATTGTAGCTGATGGAACTTATATTAGATTATATATTGATGGAGTAGAGGATGGTAGTTCTCCTATTGCTTACACAGGCAATTCTGCTAATAAACCACTTCATATAGGTGATAACTGTTTAGGAACAGATACCTTTACTGGCACATTAGATGAGTCAAGAGTAAGTGATACTAAGCGTAGTGCTGCTTGGGAGAAAGGTTCTTATAATTCGTCATTTGATACTTTATTCACTTATGGGAGTGAGGAAACAGAAGAAGTGGAAGAAGAAAATGCAATATTCTTTGGTTGCAACTTCTAATAAGGAGATATTATGTGCTTTAAAAACAAATGGACTAAATTTAAGCCAACTACCGAGTATCTATCGGCAGTTAAAGACCTGACTACCGTAGATAAATTATATCATTTTATACAAAAATTTAAGCGTAAGGAAGATGTAAAAGATTACTGGCAAGACCCTGAAGAAACGCTTATATTATTGACTTACGACTGCGACGATAGTATGAGATTCACCGTAGATGTTTTAAAACGAGTGATGGGAATTGACGCTAAAGGGATAATTAGTAGCGGTTATGATTTTGCAAGATGGGGTAATAAGATATGGAATGTTAAGTGCCACGCAATTTGTGTGTTCCCTTACAATGGCAAATTTGCTTTGTTTAGTAATATGGAATTTAAGTCAGGTTATAACAGCTATGAAGACGCTTGTAAATATACATTCCCAGGCGGGCTAAAGAGTATGGTAGTGAGGGATTGGCAGGGGAAGGTAGAATCAAGAAAATTCAAGTTATTCGGAACATTTTAAAAGGAGATAGTGTAATGAATAGTGATTTTCTTTTAGCAATATTTGCTATGATATTAGCTTTCGGGATTATTATGCTTGGAATATTTGCTTTACAATGGGTTATATTCTGGGCATTGAATAAGTTTGGTATTAATATACCCATCATCTATAGAGCTATCATTTCTGTGGGTATAACATATTTAGTATATTTTATATATTTTAAACGTTGAAGGAGATGAAGTTATGATAGGAGAACTAATTAGTAATTATGGAGATGTAGGAGCATTAGGAGTATTTGTGTTAGTGATGGCTTGGTATTTAAAATATCAAACAAAACGTCAGGCTATAAGAGAAGATACACAAGATGCAGAACGGAAAGATGAGAGATTATTTTATAGAAATTTAATTACCAATGACTTGAAGGACTTGCATAAAGATGATACAAGAAATATCGACCTAAATAGCCAGAGTATAACATTGCTCAAAAATATAGGTAATAACCAAAATAAACTGTGTAAGTTAATAGAAAGTGTTGATAGGAGAATCAATGGACGAAAAAAATAATCCTTTAGGTGATCTTTCGACTAATTTCTGGTCGAAAGAATTTAGATGTCCTTGTAAAAAATGCAGAAGAAAAAAAGTTTTAGTGGATGATCTTTTATTGTTTAAGTTGGAAATGATCAGGATAGACTTGGGTAACAGACCTATGACAATAACCAGCGGAAATCGTTGTCCGGAAGAAAACAAGAGAGTTGGCGGACATCCCAATTCTGCCCACATTCCCCGGCCAAGGGGAAAAGCTTCTGATGTCAAAGTAAGAGGGATAAAGCCTATTGATGTGGGATTGGCTGCCGAGAAAGTTGGCGGGCTTAGGATAGGTATAGGAAGAACTTTCTGTCATTTAGATGTGATGTCTCCGAATCCGAGTAGGTTTTGGATCTATCTGAGAGGTAAGATTATCTATTCGGCGAAGATAGCGAATAAGAGTTTAATGAAGTTTTACAAAATAATAAAAGGAAAATAGATTATATATATTTAATATGTTATAATGCTATTTGAGAGGAGGATAATAAAATGTTAGATTGGTTAGTAGGATTGGAATGGTACTGGGTAGCTGGGATTGTAGCTGCAATAGCGGCATTGTATTACTGGTTCTTTATGAAATAGAAAAGAAAAAAATAATTATGAAAGGAGTGAGAAAGAATGGAAAAAATAATCTTAATTATTATAAATGCACTTGGAACACTCGGTGAAAGTTTTGCACATAAAACATTTGATGCACTTGAAGCATGGGTTACCAAAAGTGAAACTGAAGTGGACAATGCTTTATTCTATAAATTAATAGCTTATGTTCAAAGCTGGACACCAAAAAACCCCCCCGTAGAATAACCAACAGGGAGGTAAACAAAGCAAGAGCAAAATTAGTTCTTCTGTTGGGATGGGAACTTGCAAAATATGAAATACTTGATAAGGTAATGGAAGAGTTTATTAGAAGGGGATTAGATAAGGTCTACGCTAAAGAAATCGAGGAGTGGAAAAAGTATAAGAGGGAAAAGAAGTTTGCTAAAAAGTTAGATAAACAAATGAAAGATGAGATAAAGAGATTTAGAAAAGAAATTAAAGGATGGGAACCAAAAGAATTAGGGGAAATCGTTTGGGATATTATTCCGCACACAACCACAAACTAGGCTATGACTCTAGAGCATAGCACCTCCTGAAAGACAAAGTCGAGTCTGACCAGCTTGGCTTTGTCTTTTTTATTTTGAAAATAAATTTGACATCTATAATATAGTGTGATATATTTGTAACAAGTTGAGTTAAGGGGATTGAGATGAATACGAGAGAACATATAAATAGTTTAAAAGAACTCATAAGTTGTAAAGGTTTTACTTTAAAAATTAGTCAAGAAACTGTTAATACGTTGAAGGAACTTATTACTTTAATCCAACGAGGCAAGAGGTTTGAGAAGATAGTGAAAGAATTAGAAAAAATTACGACTGGAGAAGATATATATGCAAGATGGCTACTTAGTGATATAAAAAGAATCAAAGAAAAATATTTCCCAAAGGAGAAATAATGGAAAAGATTGATTTTGTAAAATCAGATATCGGTAAAAGATTAAAGAGACTAAGGATTTTAATGGGTCTTTCCCAGTTAGAGGTTGCAGAGCTTATGAATATAAGAAGAGAAACTATCGGCCATTGGGAAAGAGAAGATAATGTTCCCCAAAAGATTTGTTTGTTTTTGTTAAATAATGTATTGGATGATTGGGAGAAACTTATAGGCATGAGTGACAAGTTATAAGATTTGCCTAAATAGGCTTGCACGAGAGGTCAAAGACATACAATCGTAAGCGGAAAGTATGAAAGCCATTTAAAGGGCATTCTCGTGCGTTTATAGCGATTTCTTCAAAGAATGGTCAAAAAGGAGGTAAAAAAGTGTCATTAACTGATGATTTTATGTCGAAGGTCATAAATTTAGACGAAAAAGAAAAGGAAGAGACAATATTATTTCTTGCCGAAGCACTCATTAACGATAACTACGAATTCCTAAAACTCATTTCACCAAAAGTCCAGAATATAGTATTGCCTTTTTTGACGAGTATAGCTGTGAAAGGTAACGAAAAAATAATGAAGAAATGTGAATGTTATCTTTGCAAAGAAGAAAAGGAATGTACTGAACAAATTTTGTATGAACAAAATGAATATAGAAATGTTTACATTTGTACTGAGTGTAATATAAAAAAATATGGAAGGAGGTGAATAAAGAATGAGCTTAGAAAAAGATTTAAAGGTAATCAAGGATGCTACATTGGATATTGAGCTTCTTCATAGGGATAACGATAAAAAGTGTGCAGAGAACAACAAAGAGATTGACGACCTAGAAGAGAGAATTAAATCGACAGAGTTTATTATGGAAGAAGAGTTGAAGAAATCCAAAGAAGACAAAATTGAGTGTAAATTTGATAACTACAAAGGTTCAATAGGTTGGCGGAAGATGCCTGATGAGTGGATTTACACAGATGATATCTTAATGGATTGGATAATGTCTTTACCTGAAAAACTTAAAGAAATATACCTCAAAGTTACTACTACAGTTAAAAGAGGAGAATTGAAGAAACAGATAATATCTTATAATGATGAGTTGTTTGAGAATGGGAAAATCGTTGAAGAATATCTTAATACAGATGTTACTGGTGGGGAAATATTTTTGCACACAGAAGAAAAAGACTTCAGAGTTAATGGCATAGAAATCAAGCAACAAAAAAAGAAATTTAGATACACAATCAAAAAAATAAAGTGAGGTGTTATATTTGATTAATTTAAGGTTACTCCGAGGGGATTTAAGTCATCTTTTACATGTACCAATTAAAAATATAAATATCAAGCGAAAGAAAAAGATGATTTTAGTAAAGACAAATGGAGATGTAAAGGCAAAGAGAGTAAATTATATAAAGATTGAAATTATCGAAGGAGGGAAGAAATGATAAAATTAAAATTATATGGTGAGACCATGCCCAATAATGTTGTAAAAGGTTCTGGCAAAGGAATACATTTTTTAATAAACGGCTGGTGTTTGTCTGCTCAAGCAGGTTGGGGTAATTATTGTTCAGAAGACCCTACAAGATGCAATATTGATTTAAAACCAGACACAATTAGAACAGATTGTGAGATTGCTTTATGGAATACAAAAGATGATAACATGATAGAATTAGATGGTGATACAGTAATGGGTTGGGTTTGCTGGGATATGGTATTTGATATTGTTGAATGGTTAAGAAAACAAAAAACAATACCAATGGAAAAACAATTAAGAGATAAAGTTTTACGATTCAAGAATAAATATATAAAGGAGGTGAAAGAAATTGAAAATGAAAATTAAAGAACTACCGAGAGCAAGTGAAGGGGATGTTATAGAGCTTGAAGGGAAAGTCTCCTTTGCCCGAAAACCAAACTCAAATGATTTTGAAGGTACAACTGTGTGGAGTCAATTCATAGTTTTAAAGGATGATACAGGGGAACAGGGAGCATGGCTTAAACTTGATTCACCAGAAGATAAAGTTACAAAGGGTACATCTATAAAAATCAAAGGTAAGTTAGGTGAAGAATACGAAGATAAAAAAGGAGTAATGAAAAGGTCTATAAATAGCTGTGATTTTGAGGTTGTTGGGAAAGTGCAAGGCAATGCACAATCTTCTTCAAGTTCAGGAAATGGTAATGGTAGAGATAATTATTGGGAGAAGAAATTTATTTGGGATCAGAAAGTACATTTCAGTATAATCCGGGAGTGTGCCATAAAAGCTGTTACCGAATTGGCTAAAGTAGACCCAAGTAAAGGCAACTTCAAAATCAAAATAATTACAGAAAAAGACTTCTTTGTTTTTGCCGATAAGATACAGGATTATATCCGTAAGAAAATAACCAGTGAAGATATCACTAAGGAATTTGGGGGAATTGCCAAAGAGGAAACAAAAGAAGGAACAAAAAAAGAACGTACCAAAAAAGCAGAAGAAGTTGTTGGTGAAACAAGATTCAAACCAGCCTCTACAGAACAGAAGAAATATATATACGGCTACAGAAACAACGAAGATAAATGGTGCAAAGGGATCATTGAATCAAGATACATGACCAAACCTGAAATAAGAGAGATAGGAGCACCTGAAAAACTATCTTTAGAAGATGCTACCGATTGGTTATTGTGGTGGTGGGGTCATGATAAAAAAAGTGGCGAGAGAAAGAAAAGAGAAAAAGAAAATCCGAGAGATACAGAAGGGAATCTCATAAGTGAATTAGAAGGAAGAGAAACTCTTGTAAAAGGAGATAAAACTTCTATAGTTAAAGATGATTTAATTGATGATATAAATGCCTGGAGAAGAGAAAATTTCCTAATCGATGATAAAAAATTTAAAGAAGAGTTAGGTTACAATCCCAATCTTGAGAAATTATCCGAAGAAGATCTTCTCAAGATAAAAAAGTTAATCAAAAATTATCATCCTAAATCGTGGAACGGAGAGAAATGATATTTGCCTGTCCTGTGGCGTTCCATATTAACGTCAGGTAAGGGTCTACGGACAAGGTAACGGTGTGGAGAAGGTAGCTATGTTGGGGTAGCATGGCCAAGACAGGTGAAAGGATTAAAATGTCAAAAGTAATTTATGATTTATGTGGTGCAAAAGGAAACTGGAGTAAAAATTACAGAGATAACGGATATGATGTAAGAATTATTACTTTACCAGAACATGACGTTAGACTGTTATGCCCACCAGATAATGTTTATGGTATATTGGCTGCCCCACCCTGCACTCATTTGGCCGGGAGTGGAGCAAGATGGTGGAAAAAAGCAGGGTTAAATGCGTTATTTGAGGCATTGGCTATTGTAGATGCGTGTCTTAGGATGGTTGCAATATGCAATCCGAAATTTTGGTGTTTGGAAAATCCCGTAGGTAGATTAGTTCATTATTTGGGAAAACCTAAAATGTATTTTAACCCTTGTGATTATGGCGACCCCTACACTAAAAAAACTTGCCTTTGGGGAAATTTCAATATACCGAAAAAGAATCCGATAAAATCGACAGAAGGAAGCAAAATACATTTATACCCACCATCAAAAAATAGGTCAGCTTTAAGGGCAATAACACCAGCAGGTTTTGCTAAAGCATTTTATGAGGCGAATAAATGAAAAAAATAATAATCTTAATTCAAATAATAACTATAATAATTTTACTTTCTCTCTCTCCTAAAGCAGAGCAGAAGTATTACTTGATGAATGTTACATTTTATTCCCTGCATGAAGATTGTATATCCGATAAACACAATGATGGGAAAACTGCAACAAATACTAATATAAGAGAAGGAGTATGCGCTATAAATGTAGATTATATTAATGGGAAATGGGTTGTAAGAAGTCCTCTAAAGTTGGGTCAAAGAATTCATATTGAAAGTTTAGGGGAATATTCAGTAGAGGATACTGGAAGGTTTGGTGAAGTAAATACAATGCAGGATATCTGGACAGTAGATGTTTTTGAACCAGACCACGAGAAAGCGATTAAAGGTGGCAAAGAAGTAAGAAAAGTTTATGTATTGGAGGAATAAAATGGAATTTATACAATACTTATTCTGGTCAGGGGTAATGGCGTTGTTTTACTTTATATTTTTAAGTTAGGGAGGTAAGCATGAAAAATAAAATTTGTTACCGCAGATGCCTTATAAAAAAATCCGACAAACTCACCCAGACGGAAGCAGGTTCGAATCCTGTCAGGGGGGGGCAATAAAGTTAAGCCTCCGCAAGGTTGAGTCGAAAGTTTCTCACCCGATTAAACCCGGGGACTTTGCCTTTTGGCTCAAGGACCTAAACGGAGGCTGCAATTATATTTTATTATTTATTAAATTAAAGAAGAATTAAGAGAATTTGTCAAAGAGAATGATATCAAACTTTTGGAGCTGTTGGAATATCTAAGAAAAAGAAATTATAAAAAGATTGGAAAGGTGAAATATGGGACAAGGTAAAAAATGGTCTGAATCGGAGATAAATTATTTGAATGAACACTGGGGCAGGAATACGTTATTTAATCTTTCTATTCATTTTAAAAGAACTAAAGTAGCGATTCATATAAAAGCAAAGAGAATGAATTTAGGAGCAATCACAAGAGCAGACGAATATATGACAGCGAATCAAGTAGCCGTTTTATTAAAAGTTGATAGACATACAGTTTTAAGATGGGTTGAAAAATATAACTTAAAAGCAATAAAGAAAATAATGCTTTTTAGAAAACGGCTATGGATGATAAAACATTGTAATTTGTGTAAATGGTTAAAGAATAATCAGAATAGATTTGATAGCAGAAAAATTGAATTATATGGACTTGGTTATGAACCTCAATGGGTACAAGTAAAAAGAAAAAAAGACAAAGAATTTCCAAAAAATAGATTTAAAAAATGGACTAAATTCGAGATACAGAAAATTATAAATTTATCTCGAGATATGAATTATAGCGAAATTGCTAAAAAAATGGACAGGTCGCATAATTCAATTGAAAAACAATTCGGAAGATTAAGAGATAAAACAAAATTAAATCAATTAAAGAAAGATAAACCAAAGGGTAATTATAAGAGCCAAATAGAAAATATTAGAAATTATATTAAGGAAAATGATTTTACAAAAGAAGAAATTATATCAGCTCTTTGTGCAAAAGATTAAAAATATTTTTGGAGATTAAAAAACAAACATGAAAAATAAAATAGGCTGGTGCAATATGACCTGGAATCCGGTTTGGGGATGCCTTAATCATTGTGAATATTGTTATGCGAGGAAGATAACAAAAAGATTTGGAAGTTTAATGGCAGAAAATGAATATAGAAAAACAAGTTATATATCTGATGCAGGTATAACAACACCCGATGACGAATGTGTGGGATTTACAGATAATTTAAAAAATTTTAAACCCACATTTCTATATTCACAATTCGGTAAGAAATTCCCTAAAAAACCCCAAAAGATATTCGTGGGTTCTATGTCAGAAATATATTACTGGAAGAAGGAATGGATTGAAAAGATAATTGAGAAGGTTAAACAATATCCCCAACATACCTTCCAATTCTTGACGAAGTTTCCCAAAGTATATTCAAAATATATATTTCCTAAGAATTGTTGGTTGGGAACAATTATTACCAAAAATGATGATTTTGATAAGGGTGCTTATAATTTTATATTTCCAAAGAATAGTGAAACCAACCGTCATAATATAAAATATATCTCATTCGAGCCATTGTTGGGTAAAATATTGGATTTGGAAATATTGAAATATTTCGATTGGGTAATTATTGGAGCAGAAACAGGCAATAGAAAAGGTAAGGTCATTCCAAAATTAGAATGGATAGATGACATAATTTATTATTGCAGAAAAAACAATATTCCCATTTATTTAAAGGATAGTTTGAAACCTATTTGTCCATCGCTCTGGAAGGTTATTCCTATTATGAAGAATCAACCTTCTTTGTTATCGTATAAACCAATAAAAGAATTTCCAATAAGGAGATGATGCTATGGTTAATCAAGGGTTAACTACCCGATATAAAGCGTTTCAGAGTAGGGGCAGGTTTGAGGCTGTGTTTGCCTGCCCCCAAAAAAAGGAGATAAAT